GTCACACTGACGCTGGTCGCGAGCTTCGCGCCGTCGCCCGTGAACTGCACCAGCCCTTCCGGAAAGGCGAGATCGATCGACAACTCGACCGCGTTGGCCGAGCTCGTGCGGATCTGCGCGACGCCATTGAGCAGCACGACGGTGAGCGGCGCTTCATTGATGTCGGTCGTATAGAGCGTCAGCGGCGGATCATCCGGCCAGCCGGCGCGGATCTCGGTCTCGACGTTCTGAAAATTCGCGAGCGCGGTGTCGCCGATGCGCAGATCCTCGATGTCGGTCGGCCCCATGCCGACGCAGAACAGCAGGCGCAGATACTGGTCACCGCCCACCATCTCGGTGTAGGGCAGCGCCGCGTAGGGTGGATAGGTTTTGTAGCTGCCGTAGATCCGCGGGATGACCTGATAGGGGCGCGCCGTGTTGTTCTGCCCACTGATCGACAACGTCGGACTTTCCGGTTCGTGATTGGAGAGGCCGGCGAGCGCCTTGAGCCGCGGGGCCTTCGGCGGCGGAATCAGCATATTAATCACCGAGGAGATGGTGAGCGAAATGCCGAGGGAGATGATATAGGGGCCATACGCGCTGCCCCCAATTTCGGGATTGAGGGTCAGAATCGCGCCCACCACGATCAGCAGAATCCCCGCGACCAGCATCCCAATGTTCTTGCCCTGGCCCCCGTGCCCGCCCCGCGGCACCACGCGGATGAGGACGTGCGCGCCGCGCTTGGGGCGAATCACGTGGTAATACTCGGGATACACGAGGTCGCCGTCGAGGTAGACGCGCACCGTCGTGCCGGGCGGAATGCCGGCGGCCCGGAGAAGTTCCGCGATCGTCAGCCCGCGAGCGACGTCCAGTTCCCGGCGCTCGGTGCTGAAGGGCCGATCGAGGATCTGGATCGGCGCGTCGAGCGTCTCGATCACGCGAGCGCCCGATGGCGGTAGATCCCGACGACGCGCCGAGACCACCGCGGCGAGTCGAGGCGCTCCAGCGCGGAGACCGCCTGACCCTCGAAGACGTGCAAAAAATCCGTGGCCGTGACCATGACGCCCACATGCCATGGACGATTGAGCACGCGCAGCACGATTCCGTCGCCCGCCCGCGGAGTATCACCAATCAGATGCCAGCCGTCAGGGAGCACGCGGTCAGCGATCAGGGCGGAGACTTCCTCGCGCTCATGCGCCGACACATATGCGCCCTCATAGGACGGCAAGTCGACGTGAAACTCCTCGGCCAAGACGAGCCGCACCAGTCCGAAACAGTCGCAGGCGGCATGCGTGCGCCCCCCAGACGCGAACGCGATGCCGACGTAGCGCGCCGCCCACACCGGAATCATGGGAAGAGGCCTGGCGTCCTGGCTGGCGTGAACGCATACTGCATCGCGGGTTCATTGAGGACGTCTTCCGGCGCGAGCGTCCCGGTGATCACCAACGCCGTGTAGTCCACGCCGCGCAGGGTGAAGTTGAAGGGGCCCGCGTCCACGGTATCGGGCGAGCTCGCGAGGATGACCTCCACCGTGACCGTCGGGGCGGTCGTCAGGGCGCGAATGCCCTCCATAATGCGGCGGTCGACGTTGTCAATCTGGAGTTGCACCGTGGGCAGCGCATCGTCGCGTTCTTCCGGCAGGGAGATCTGAAACGGCCAGCCGAGATAGGTGTTGCCGCGGCTGATGACATCCACCGTATTGTTGACGAAGTAGAGCGACGGGACGAGGTTCGGATGCGCGATGGTGATCAGCAAGAGAAAGACCTCGCCGGTCTCCTGGGTGGTCAGCGCCGCGACCGCGCCCGATGAGAGCGAACGCGGACTCACGGGAGGATCCGCAACTGCAGGTCCGCGACGATCAAATCGACGACATCCGGTTCCTTCTGGCGATAGCGCAGCCCGTTGGGTTGCGGCAGGAACCGAAAGGTGGCGGGCTGACTCGTGAGCGGATGAATCCAGTCGAACGGCAAGGCGCCGCCCTGGAGCGTGTCGACGTAGAACGTATCGAGCGTCGCCCGCTGCGCATGCGTGAGATCAATCGTGCCGCTGACGAGCCGAAATCCTGCGGTGTAGCGCCGACGAGCCTTGGGCGGGCCGGCGTCCATCTGCGTCTCCAGGACGACATCGGGGGGCTGCTCGATCGCGCCCGGATCTTGCAGAAAGCGCTGCGGCAGCGAGGTCGGCCAGACGGCCGCCATCAGCGGCCCGTCGGGACGCGCCGCAGCGCATAGGGCGACATCATGCCGTCGAATTCGCCGTTGCCGACCATGCGCTTGACCTCTTGCACGATGATGTCGTGAATCTCCGTGCCGGTCGCACTGCGCCGCGTGGTCTGCGTGATCTGCGCGCCCGGATGTTGATTGTTGATGTTGATCTCGACCATGGGGCCGCGGCCGCCCAAGGGCACGACGGCTTCCGGTCCCGATTCACCCACCATCGCCAAGGTCGGCCGGGTCACAATGCCGCCATGCTGGAGCGGGATCGCGGCCGCCGTCGGCGTCGGCGTCAAGGCCCCGGTGAAGGCGGCCGCGCCCGTTTTGAGAGCCTGCGTCAGCAGGCCGCTCTGCGCCAGATCAGCGAGAAAGGCCTCGAGCGCCGCTTGGACCGCCTTGAGGCCGCGATTGATCACGTTCTCGATCAGGGCGGCGGCAATGTTGCGGCCCATATTCGCAAAGGCTTGACTGACGGTCTGGGTGCCGAGCAGGATGCCCGCGACCGTGCCACTGACGGCATTGCGGAGACTGTCGAAGATCGGCGCGGTCACGGCCTGGATCTTGCCGAGCCGCTCGAGATAGCGCGCCAGATCCTGCTTCTGATAGGCGGCCTCGACGGACTGCTCGAAGCGCATCCAGGCTTCGGTCATCTCAACGAGCTTCTCCGTCGAGGGCTGCGCGGCCTTTTCTTCCTCGAAGCGCAGCCGATCCTGCTCGGCATACGCCTTCCGAATGCTTTCTTCATAGGCTTCCCAGGCCTCGACGGACGTGACCATCTTGCTGGCGGTGGCGACATTCAAGGCATATTCGGCGTCCCGCACCTGCCGGAGGAGCTCGAGGCGCTTGACGAGTTGATCGGCGCGGATTTTCTCCACCTCGACGACCGCCGCGCGCGCTTGGGCGGGATCGCCGAGCGCCTGTCGCGCGGCATTGTCTTTCAGCAGGGCCGCGGTCAGCAGATCCACGGCATCGAGCTGCTGTTTGAGCACATCGATCTGATCCTGGCTGGCGAGTTGGTAGGCCTTCTCGGCCACCGCAAGGCCCCCGGTCGTCCGCGCGAGCTCGGCCTGAGCCGCCGCCAAACCCATGACGCGGCGCCGACGTTCCTCGTCGATGAAGGCCGAACCCGGCGCGCCGCCGGTCATGGCGATCATGCTCGTGCCGGGCTGCAAGCCGAGCATGCCGGTGCCGGGCGCGATGCCCGTCGCGGTGAAGTTGGGCAGGCCCGCCCCCAAGGCGGGCGCGGCCGTCTCGGCGGGACCGAAGAGGAAGGTGGCCGCGCGGTCGCCCATGCGCAGCATCCACTGCACGAGCGGATCGTTGCGAATTTCCTCGATGGCGCGCATCACGGCGCTGCCCATGTTGTAGATCGTGCCGAGGATCGTCTTGCCGAGACTTGACCAGATTTCGCTCACGACCGCGGCCATCTGCTCGTGGGCTTCCTTGTGCCGCACGACTTCGTTGTTGACATCGACCAGGCGCCCGCGGGTCGCATCAAGGACGGCGTTGTAATAGGCCTGGGCCTTGCCTGCTTCGGTGAGCATGTCGGCATCGACGCCCATCGAGCGCGCGTAATCTTGCAGCGCTTTGGTGCCATCGATGACGATGCCGTGAAACTTCAGCATCCGGAGCTGGCCGTTGGCGACGGCCGTCGCAATGTCGTTGAACGCCTCTTCGACGCTCTGGCCGGTGAGAATCGAGTTAGCGCGCGCGATCTTCATCAATTCCACGAGCTGCTCGGGCGCGAAATCTTCCTGCAGGCCCCGCGCGGCCGCGCGGGCGATGTTGCTGAAATCGACCGTGCGGTTGGCGGCCTCTTGCAGCGCCGTGCTCAGCGCGGTGGCCGAGACGCCCGCCCGTTGCGCCAGGTTCGCGAAGGCATATTCCGCCTGTTCCGAGGCGCGTCCCATCTCGATCGCTTTGCGCGTGAGATCGACGAGTTGCTCGGCCACCCGCGAGAGCGACACGCCAGCGAAAGTGTTGAAAATCTGGTTGGTCGCCGAGACTTTGCGGCCCACGTCCTCCATCGACTGGCTGACCTGCCGCATGTCGGTCTGAAACTTCGCCGTGTTGGCGACGAGCTCGACGACGAGTTGTCCGAGGCTGGCCATGGTCTACTCCGTCGCGTAGCGCACGAGCCCGCGGGCCTCGAAGGCGGCGCGGAAGCGCGCCTCTTCCTCGGCGCGCGTCAACGGGCGGCGCTCGCGGTAGAGATCGAAGTCGTCGAGCTCGTAGGGCTCATGCTTGGGGTCACGGTTGACGTTGGCGAGAATGGTGGCGATCAGCGCGGCGTGGCGATCGGCGCGCTCGTCGCCGATCGGGGCCCACACATCGAGGCCCCGCCAGGCTGCGAATTCCTCGCCTGACATGCGGGCCACGAGCTCACCGACGGTCAGCCCGAGGTGACCGGCGAGCCGGAAGGCGAAGTGCCATTGCGGGCTTCGCCGGAGGCTTCCCCCACGCGGGCCACCTCCGAGGCCGTCATGACGTTCACGCGCATGGCCGCCAGACAGAGGCGCTCGATCGCCGTCGCGGCTTGCTGCCCGAGCGCCGCCTCGTCCTCGGGATGAAAGAGCCGCTTGCCCTCGAGGTCGCACGTCGTGGTCAGCACGTAACGCAGCAACCAGCGATTGTAGGCGGCCGGATCTTTCTTGCGGTCGATGTCCTCCAGCGGCCCGTTGTCGGTCTCGAACGCGAGCCGCTCGGCGAGCGAGAGACTCCGGACGCCGACCTCGACATCGTCGCCCCATTCGGGCACCGGCACGCGCGTGACCTTGGCCACGGTGCCGAGAATGCGCTGCCGCAGATCCATCTCAGCTCTCCACCACCGGGCCCGTCAGCCGCAGATTCAGGGTCGCGCGCACGACGTTGTCGCCCGCGATGTTGCCGGGAGCCCCCGAGACGTAGGCGGCAAAGTTCCATTGCTTGCCGTTGGTGAAGGTCAACCGATAGTTCCGCACCGGCGAGGCCGCGTTGATGAAATCGTTCCGGATGAGCGTATGAATGGGATCGCCGGGGATGTATTGCAGCTCGACGGTCATGCGGCCGAAGTCCGCCAGGCCGCCCTTGTATTCCTTCGCCGATGAGGACAAGTCGGTGACGTCGATCTCGGCCTTGGTGGACTCCGGCCCGGTGATCGCGGCGACCGCCGGGATCGTCGCAAAGGTCTCCGGCGAGCCGCCGTCGCCGCGCGCGAGGACTGTCCCTTGTGTGAGAACCGCGTTTTGACTCACGTTGTCCTCCTCACGCGCTGGTCCCGATCAAGACGATCTTATAAATCTGGTTGGCCCCCGTGATCCGCAAGAGATCCCCGGTGGCCGGCGTCACCGTCCAGCCCGCCCCGGGCGCCCGCGCGGTGAAGACGCCGCCCGGCGGCAAGATCACCGTGTGCGTCGCCGCCCCGAAGGGCCCGACGAACGCATTCGTCGGCGCCGCGCCGACCGTCACCGTGCTGCTATTGCTGCTGAGCGCCTCGATGATGATCGCCTTGATCTTGGCGAAGGTCTGCACGACGCCGAGCGTCGTTAACGTCCCGCCGGCGAGATCGAGATCGTCATTGCCCCCGCCCGGAATCGTGCGCTGGGCGCTATAGCTCATATCCGCCTGGTTGGCGCCGACGCCGGTCGTGATGGTCCACGTGCTGCTGTAGTTCAGCGGGAGCGAGCTGGCGCCCAGATCCGAGGCGGCCTGCGAGACTTGCGTGACTTGCGCCGCGGCGCTGATGATTCCGCTCAGTGACATGACATCTCCTTCACGCGGTCTTCACGGACTCGACCGCCTCGTCGAGCTTGTCGCGCGCCGCGGTCGCGAAGGCCGCCACCGCGATCTGGCCGTCGGCCTCGAGCGTCGGCAGCATGAACGCCTGCGGCGTCTGATACCGCGTGCCGAGCTCCTGGAAGCGCCCCCAGAAGGCTTGCTTGCTGGGGCCGACCCGCACGCGCGCCTGATCCTTGGCGAGGCTCACGCGCATCACGATCGACTGGTTGAGCGGCACCGGATAGGCCTGGCCCTTGCGGATCACGCGGTGCACGGCCGCGTGCGGCGCCCGCCGCTGCATGCCGTCGACGAAGACCTTGCCGCCGGCCTGCAAGCCCGCGCGCACGACCTTGGTCTGCATGGCGTCGGGGAGCTTACGGATCGCCTCGTCGAGCTCCTTCAGTCCCTTGATCTCGACGGTCACCTCGATCATGGCCAGGGCTTCCAGGTCTGCCGCGCCGTACTGGCCAGATCCGGCACGGGGATGTGCACGCCCTTGGCCTGGATGCGCGCCTCGCCGAATTCCAGCGTCTCGGCGATGTCCTCGACCTCGAGAATCCGGTTGCGAAACCGTACGCGCAGCGCGGGCACCGTGTCGCGAAACCCGAAGAGATCGGCGCGCCAGCGCACGCGGAAGTTGTAGCGCTCGTCGCC